CAGTAAAGGATCTTACACAATTGGATCAATTAAATTCTGTGACTAATGAAGCTTTAGAGCAAGATGCTGAACTTAGAAAAAGAGTAATTTATCAAGATTTTAAAAACAGAGGTTACTCGGATGAAAGAGCAGCCAAGTTAGTACAGAGATCTCTAGAACTTGATGTAGATTTGGAAGATGCTCAAGAAGCAATGAATTCCATTAAAGAATTTTCTAAAGTTAGAATTGAGCAAGAAAATCAAAAAATTAAAGATCAGAAACTAGCAGTAGAAAAAGCTAGAGAAGATAACGTTAAAAAAATTACAAAAGAAATTGAATCACTCAAGGAAGTAATTCCAGGTTATGAAGTTTCAAATAATGTAAAGGACAAAATCAAGAAAAACATGTTTAATGTTGTGGGAGAGAATCCTAACAACGGAGCACCAGAAAACTCACTCATGAAATTTCAAAGAGAGAACCCAATTGATTTTGATAAAAAACTTTACTACTTGTTTACTGTTACTAATGGTTTTACAGACTTCAATAGCATTAAACAAGAAACACAGAGTAAAGCATTACAAGACTTGGAAAAGGCTTTTAATTCAACTACTCAAATTAAAGATCCAGGTTCACCAGCATATTTACAAGACCCTAATAGCTATTTACTAGATATAGGTGATGAAATTGTTGTTGATTAATATATAATAACTAATAAAAATAAAAAACAATAAATTATGAGCGTAGGAAAATTCGTAATGACTCACGCAAAATCGTTTAGTGGATTGACAACAAGGAATCACCTTGGTCAAATATGGCACCAAGCGCCACAAATGGCTACTAAGATCACTACACAACTTTTGCAACAGTCTGGAATGAAAAACATTGACTCCATGTTGAGCATGTTTCCAGTTAAATACTTTGAATCTGATGATGACTTCATTTGGAAGTTGGCAGGAAGTTCAGAGCGTAACATTCGTCTTGTAGAAACAATCTTTGAAGGATCAGTTGTAACTGATGATTCTGTTGGCGTAGGTGCTGGTAGACTTCCATTCCAAATGGTATTTGAAGAGCCGTACTTTACAGATGTAATGCAGATTGCTGGGGAACACCCTGATACTTATCGTGTAATCCTTACAAGTGATGCCCGTCCAGACGGAACTAATCGTTTTGTATATGATGCAGAAGTATTTGGTGGTGAAGAGTCACTATCAGGAATTCCTGGTACTGAACTAGCATCAGGAACCAGATGGAGCATTGAAGGAGCTCCAATTGAAGATGAGTTATCTATTAAAGGTGCTGGTATTCAATTCAACACTCCTTACACAATGAGAAACTCATTCTCATACATTCGTATGGAACACAAAGTTTCAGGTAAAATGATTGATACTAAACTAACAGGTACAATGGCAGTTTCGGCTTCTATTGATACTCGTGATAGTAAAACTGGTAAAATTCATTCAAGTAATACTTGGATGCAGGAAGTTTACTGGCAGTTTGAACAAGCATTGGCTAAAATTAAATCTCGTACAGTTTTCTTCGGAAAAACTAACCGTGATGAAAATGGTAAATATCTAAATTCTGGTAAATCTAGTCTTAAGATCAAAGCTGGTTCTGGTATCCGTGAACAAATGGAAGTATCTAACACAAGTTTTTATAACTTGTTTAGTCTTCGTTTGCTTACTGATATGCTATCTGAACTATCTGAAGGTAAACTTGATTTTGGTGAGCGTAAGTTCGTAATCAAAACAGGTGAGCGTGGTGCTATTCAATTCCATGAAGCAGTAACCAAAGAAGCAATGGGATGGACTTCTGTAGGCTTTGACAATACTAATGTCAATGTTATCAATAAAACAAGTTCTAAATTGCATGATAACTCACTATCAGGTGGTTTCCAATTCACTGAATGGAAAGCTCCAAATGGTGTAACAGTAACTATTGATGTAGATCCTTTCTACGATGATAAAGTACGTAACAAAGTTCTTCACCCTAATGGTGGTGTAGCTGAATCTTATAGATATGATATTTTCTATATTGGTTCTACACAAGAGCCTAACATACAGAAATGTATGATTAAAGGAGAAGATGAACTACGTGGTTACATCGGAGGTATTAGAGACCCATTTACAGGTCGTAGAGGTGGTACAATGAACAGAATGGAAGATTCTGCTACCATGACTGCAATGTGTACACTAGGTTCTATGGTACTAGATCCATCAAGAACAGCAAGTCTATTACCTAATATTTTAGGATAATATAAAGAGTTGATCAAGCTGCAGGGTCATAAATCCCCTGCAGCCACTGATCCATTATTAAACAAAACAATTCAGAAGAAGAAGACATGAGTGAAGTAAAAGAAAAGGTATCTACATTTAAGTTACCTAATAAAAAAGTAAAAGTAAGATACATACGCAGAAAAACTGGTATGGCAAGTAACGTAGATGCAAATCACGTTATTTCAGGTGGTTTGCTTAGTGGTTCAACAAGAAAATTTTGTGCACCGTTAACTAGGCAAGGTTCTATTAAAAACATTCTTACAGATGACGAAAAGGATTATCTTGAAAACAAAATGGGAATTCCATTGTCTGTTTATAAAAATCCTGAATTTTGGACTAATAGAAAGGTAACTCTCATTAAAGGAGACACTACTTTAAATCTATCAGAACTATCAGATTATATTGACTATAAGATTCTATTGGCAAACAAAGATGTTATTGCAAATGGATTAACTAACGCTAAAAATAGTTTGACTTATCAGTTTGTAATCATTGAAGATGGTGAAGAAGTAACAGTTCAAAGAAGTAATTTCTCATCTAAGAAAAAAGCGTTTAAGCTATATTCTAAAATTGAAGATTCTCAAGAAGTACTGAGAAGTATTGTAAAACTTGTAGAGCAAAAAGCAATTTCAAAAACAGCGGATATAGACTGGTTACGTGGACAGGTAGAAAATATTATAGATACTAAACCTGAACAATTTGTTTCTCTTATGGAAGATGCAAATTATGGAATTAAAATGATTATATCTAATGCAGAAGATGCAGGAGTTATAGTTAGAAAAAACAAAAGGTATTCAACAGCAGATGGTCTTGACCTTTCAAGAGAAGGTGAAGTAGCATCATTTGAAAATGCAGTTAGGTATTTAGCTGATCCATTAAATCAAGAAATTGTTGATATTATAGAAGCCAAAACTAAAAAGGCTAACAAAGCATAATGACTGCAACAGAATTCAAAGAAGCTTTTAATACTCTATATAATAACATAAACTCTATGGCTAGCCCTGGGTTTGATGATTATGAAATATCATTATTACTTACTTTGGCTCAAGAGGAATTAGTTAAAAACTATGATGATCCAGATAGTAATGATAAAAGAGAAGGTTTTGAGGGTTCTACCAAACGTAGAATAGATTTAAAAGAACTAATTAGAAACTATAAAACATCTAATACTCTTTCAAATCAAAACTATACAATGAGTCCTAATTCTGTAGTATTTCAGATACCAACAGATGTGTTTCTCATAAAACAAGAAAGTGCTAAAATAGAAAGTAATTGTCAAGTAGGAAAAGCACTAAGATTTGACACAGTAACTGTTATACCAAAAACATATGATGAGTATAACAAACAAATAAAAAATCCATTCAAAAAACCTAATAAAAATAAAGTTTGGAGATTAGATTACAATTCAAGTGAACCTGGAACGAACATTGTTGAATTGATATCTGATAGACAAATTTCTGAGTATCAAATGAGATATTTGAAATATCCTACACCTATTATAGTAAATACATTACAAAATGGACTTTCTATAGATGGTAAAACTCTTCAATCAACTTCTGAGTTAAATAAAGAAATACATTCAGAAATAGTAAGAAGAGCCGTAGAACTTTCAAAACTCTCATATAAATATGATGATTTAGGTAGTTTTGTAGATTTATATAAAAGAAAAGAATAATAATTTTTAAATAATTAAAAAATGAACATAGGCGTAAAAATAGGTCATTTACTTATCGGAAGCACTTATAATGGTAACCCAGACTTCGCAGCATTTGATTCTGCAGCTGATAAATCACTACAGGTAGTTTCTAAAGATTCGGCTACATTAAAAGAAGGTCCTTTTAAAGTCTTTCAAAAGGCTAACAATGTACCTGGTGGTTTTGAATTTCAAGAACTAATTGATCCTAAAAACATTGAGGTAGCAACACTAACTCAATATAGTGCACCAGTAAACCGCATTGTAAATGCAACAGGTTTTTCAGGTACAGTACGTGGTAATGTAACGTACGAAGTATTTATTCGTTTGTTGAATGATGGTGGTACTCTATCACCTGAAAACTTTAGACATATACTTGGTTCTTATGTAACACCACAAGATGCATCTGGTATTACCTTTACTGATGTAATGGAAGGTATTAAAAAGAATTTGGACAAATCTTTGTCTAGAGAATACAATAGTAACTTTACTATTACAGTAAATGCAGATAGTATTTCTGTTGAAGCTGGAACTAGAGACTTTGTATTAGGTAAAAAAGATGGTCGTCCAGTAGAGTTTGATCTTCAGGTAGCTGTTAGAGATAACGGTGGAGATAATACAGTTTCTGATGCTAGATATAATGATCTTGATACTGAAGTTGTACAAGCAGGTTCTGCAGGTACTGGTACAGGTAATCAGATTTCTCTATTGGAATGGAATACAGCAGGTGAAAAAGGAGATAGATACCGTACAATCGGTTATCCTAACAATTTCAACACTGTGTATTTTGCAGAGCCAGGAGCTACCTATAACGTAGTTAATTTGGTTTACTTTGAAGCACGTAAATATACTAGCGTTGAACGTCAGTATAGAGTACTTCAAATTGCAGTAAAAGCAGATGATGGAGTAGCAGCTACTAATGCTTTAATTGCAGATCTAGAGACTGTTACAGGTCTTGAAATTGCAGCACCGTTAGTTTAGTAGAATGACTTTTAAATAATAAAGGAGGGTCATAACAACCCTCCTTTTTTTAACCAAATATTTATGAAAATTACTAGTTTTAATATAGATAACAATAAGCTTATTTTAAGCATTGAGGATGCTTCTAATGCATCCTTATTACGTTTATGGACTGATGTTACATATAAAGATTTTACTAAAGCCATAGATCTTACAGCTAAATTAAATGGTGCTGTAAATCAAACAATAGAAATAACTCTTTTAGATATTAGAGCTAATTCTATAGAAGGTATTTATTTTGTAGAAGTAGAAGATGGAACAAGTATATCAACAGCATATACTTATAATCTCTCAAAATACAAAGAATGTATATTAGACAGAATTGTAAAAAATATAAAATGTAATGATTGTGTTGATTATTTTGATCAAGATACAATTAATTCACATTCAGTTTTAATTGCAACAGAATATGCACTTGAACTTGGTTATGTAGAAAGTGCTTTAAATAATATTAAAGTATTAAATAAATATTGTAATAACGGTTGTGAATCATGTGATTCATTCAGTAACGTAGTAGATTTAGGATTATATTTATTAAATGATGATCCACAAATAGTTGATTTAGGAACAGCATAAAATGGCAATACCAATAAAGTTTGTAAAACAGCAAGAATTCGTATTAAAAGTACGTAGAGACGTTGAAAGAATATGGATAGCTAGAGATCCTGTTCTATCTCAAGGTGAGATAGGATATGATATCTCTAACAATGCCATAAAAATAGGAAATGGGATAAACTCATGGACTAATTTAGATTATATAAATGCTCAAGCTAGAGATATTGATGGTAGAATAATACTTGATACTCACTTGATAGATTTTACTAATCCACACCAAGTTACTAAAGATCAAATAGGATTAGATCAAGTAAATAATACTTCTGATATAAATAAACCTATATCATTATCACAACAATCTGCTTTAGATACTAAAGTAAACAATAGTCAAGTATTAACTAATGTGCCATTAAATGCTTTATTTACTGATACTACATATACAATAGGTGATGGTCAGTTAAGTGAAAAGAATTTTACTATATCATTATTTGATAAATTAAATAATATTACAGCTATTTTTACGACAGCTTTAAAGGGATTATATGATACTGCTTCAGAATGGGTAATTGCAAACGGTACAAATGTATTAAATCATTTATCAAGCACATCTAATCCTCACTCTGTAACTAAATCTCAAGTAGGTTTATTTAATGTAAATAATACAAGTGATATTAATAAACCTGTATCAACAGCTACTCAAACATCTTTAGATAATAAAGTTAATAATTCTCAAGTACTTACAAACGTACCAGTAGGTGCTGTATTTACTGATACAATTTATAATAATACTTCTGAATTAACAAATGATGGTGCAGATGGTATCAACCCATTTATTACATCTGATAATTTACCCGATCCTGTAGATATAACAGGTAAAGCAGACCGAGGCAATACAGAATCTACTCTTGAAGAAGTAGAGATTATTGCAAATGCAGCCCTGCCAGCAGCAAATGCAGCAATTGTAGCGACTACAGGAGATTACAACGATCTTAACAACAAACCAGACCTAAGCGCCTTTGATAATTTTGACACCTTTCCAACGCTTACAGACTTTCCAGCAACAGGAGTAAGTGATCGTTTTTATGTAGCAGAAGATACTGGTAATATTTACAGATGGAATGGTACAGCTTATTCTCAAACTAACGGCAAACTAACAATAGGAGAAACAGAAACAACAGCTTATCGTGGAGATCGTGGAAAGATTGCATATGATCTGGCTTTAACTGCAATACAAAAACGCACCAAAAAAGTAATCATAACCACATCTTACCAACTATTACCAACAGACGTAGATAGGTTCTTATACTTTACTGCAGCAACAGAGGTAACTTTGATAGTTCCTACTGGACTTAGTGAAGATATGGAGTTTCATTACATGCAGCGTGGTGATGGTCAGGTAAACCCAACCGCAGCAAATGGGATGACCGTTAATAAATCTGCATCATTTACAAAGAAAACGAACAACAAATACAGTCCAGCAGCTATAAGATTATTTAGCACTACGGAAGCAGATGTATTTGGAACTTTAGAACTAGCATAATGAGTACAACAGGAATCATAGCGGCTAGTAGGTTAAGAACATCAAAAGAGCAATTATTTCTCAATTCCTATCCTAATGCAATTGCAGCATTTTCAACTCAAAGAATATCAAATAAATATTCAGGAGATTGTATTGAAGTTCGTAGAGCTAGTGACAACACTACCCAAAATATAGGATTTGAAGATAACTCTTTAGACGTGACAGCACTTGAGGTATTTTGCGCAGGAACAGATGGTTATGTTAGATCTTGGTTTGATCAAACAGGAAACAATAAAACCGCAATACAGTTAGACGATATAAGACAACCAAAAATAGTAACTAACGGCTCTGTAATTCTCAAAGATGGAATTCCAGCTTTAAGCGGGGATGGTGTGAATGACTTTATGGATATAATTAATTGTGAAAATATATTTAAAACAGAGTTTTCCGCTTTTTCAATATTTGCCTATAAAGTTAAAGGGAATGAACAAAGGTTTTACGCGTATAATAACAATGGAACTAGTGGGTCAACAGACAATTATTTTTTAATGTTAAGATCAAATGACAACATAGATTTTATAACGGCTCAAGGAACCCCCAGTTTTGGTGCTATAAAAGTTTCCATTACTGATAGTCAGGATTTAGTTAG